CCTGTTTTCTTTCTCGTTACACTCCAACCTTTTGAATTTTGATGAACTGACTCTGGTGGTGCTACTACATCCATTTCGCAACTTGCTGTTGGAGTTGGGTACATCTTTATCATCTCCGATAAATACCCTGTCTTTCTGTTTGTCGCTGCTCTTGATGGTCTCATTCCTTTTCTGTCTATGTGGTCCATTGTGTTCGGAGTTGGCAAGAATCCAGACTCTTTTTCGTTGATGCCAAGCACCGATACCTGAAGCTGGAATAATAAAACATTGGACTTGGAAACCTTCACTTTCCAAGTCATCTCGCACCTGTCGGAGTGCCATGCCTTGTTCGATATTAATAATGCCTTGCACATTTTCCCCAATGACCCATCTTGGTCTGACTTGCTTAATAACATCAAACATTTCATTCCAGAGCCATCTATCATCTGTTCTGCCTTTTTGTAATCCTGCTTGGCTAAATGACTGACAGGGAAAACCTCCAGTAACGACATCTGCTTGTATTTTTGTGTCATGTAAACTCCTTACATCATCATATATTTTTAACTGAGACCAATGCTTCTGTAAAACTTTTTTGCAAAACTCATCTTTTTCACAGAAAGCAACAGTCTCAAAATACCCTGTGGATTCTAAACCTAAACTAAATCCACCTATTCCTGAGAATAAATCCAAAACAGTTAGTTTATTATTCATACCCCTGATTTAATACTTTCCTTGCTTTTTCCTCCGTAGTAACAGAGGAATATTTGTCTATCGGTTGTAAGGAAGTAACTTTGCTCTTGCTATAGCGTTTCTTAGCTCCTGCTCTGCCAGAAGCACGTTTTCTCTCTACCGCTTCTTCTACATCCATTTTCACCTGACGTATTTTCTTTTGTGTTACCCTTTCATTTTCTAAAAGAATTAGTAATGGATAAATATTATCCATAATCTTTGCACATCGAACCTTACTCTGTATGCCTAGAATATTAGGAATATGACGCTTATATATTGCACAATCCTCCTGCAAGTACATCGTAGCTATTAATGTAATATACGCACCTCGCTCCTGTAATGTCAGCTTCGAGCAGTCTGCCAGCCAATCGGCAGCATAAAAAGGAAAGTAATACAGTTTTTCTTTCATCTTCATTGGCATTCCTCCATAAGTTTTGCGTAGGATATATTATACCTCTTTTTAATCTTTTTCATAACAGGCACACTAATCCCTCTTTCTTTACTTACAATACGAGACAGACGCGACTCCGAGATACCTAAATCCCTTGCCATCTGCCTGAGAGTAATTTTCTTTTTCTTTAAAAGTGTTTTTAAAATCATTTCTTTTTCCATGTAAAATTTTCCTTCCAGTTTGTTTCTTTTAATATTTCATATTCTAATTTTTTATCTCGAATTTCATCAAACAACAGGTTCAGAATATCAATTCTTCTCGGTTTTCTTTTCCATTCCTGTTTAATAATTACTTGGTAATTCAAGATAAATCCTTTCTGTTCTGCCAAGCAGGTACTTCTTTCTTCTCGCCTTCAAAACAGCCATTCTCCAGATTTAACTGGATTTTTAATACTCTCGGATACCCTAACTCCTCGTATCTGGTTTTGCAGACTGTAAAAATTGCTTCTGTATTTCTTGAACCGTCTTCATTTTCAAATTTATCTCTCCATAAAGAAAAAATATGGTCTGGTTTGTTATTCCAGTGGGCAGAACCCGCAATAGAGTATGCAGTCGGAGGAGCATTCGCATACTTCATATCAGGCTTTGCTGGGTGGGCTAGAATCATAATATGAATGTCCAGCATTTTAGCTAGAGAAGTTAGATAGTCTAAACATTTTCCAATCCAAGCTGTTTCCGACATTTTAAAAAATTCAGGAGTTTCTAGTTTATTCCAGGGATCGAGCAAAAATGCAGATATGCCGTATCGTGCTTTCATGTCTCGTATTCGCTCACAAATAAAATTAAACGAAGGTGTATTATTCGGATGGTTTAAAAAGATAAAATGCTTGCGAATAAAAGTATCTGCCTCTTCTTTTTCTGCATCAGTCATTTCCCATTCTAATTTCTTATGGTAAAAAGTGCGAATGTTGCGGACTACATATGGCTTTACCCTAGTCTCCCCGCTAAACATCCCGACAGTGCAATTATAATCTCTGGCAATATGAGTCCATAATTGTATGGCGAAGGAAGTCTTTCCCGCTCCTGGGAAACCCGTAAAGCAGGAAACTGTGCCTTTTGCTAATAAGAATTTATCTTCCCATCCTAAAATAGAGGGATTATATAATTGTATATCAGGTGGTTCAGGAATTTCGTCTAAATTATAGACTCCTTCGATAGGGAAATTTTGTAACCCTTCTTCGATAGTCCAGCGTGTATCCTCTCCCCAAGCAATTAAGGCTTCGTTGGCATCTTTTATTCCTTCTGGAAAGTCAAAATATTTGCATTTCCCATAGCCTAAAATACTCACTAGGTCCTGTCGCAATGCAAGACCTGCTTGGTCTGAATCCAAGAGCAGGATAAAACACATCGCTTTATCCAACCCCTGATCTAACGCATCTAACACGTACTCATATTTTCTCGATTCTTCAGGGTGTTCTATAGGAGTAGCGTTTGCACCACCTGGAACAGAAAGAATATTACCTAATCCTACCCCTGCCTGAAGAAGGCTCAGTGCATCCATCTCTCCTTCGACTATCCAAATAGTGTTCGTTTCTAACGTATTGGATTGCAGAACATTAGAAAGATTATAGAAACGCTGTTCTCCTCCTACCTCTTGGGTAAAGATTTTTTCTTCTATCGCCCTTGCTTTATAATTGACTCTTTTCCCATCCCGATAGTAATTAAAAACAATGCTTTCCAGTTTTCTATTACCAAATTGTGCGATGCCACTTCCTACCTGCATTGAGTGCAGGGTTTCTTTCGATATTCCTCTTTTCTTTGCGAATTGAATCACGTTCTCTGTTAGATTGTGCATAGTTTCCCCCTTTATTTGCTCCAAGTGTTTTACCGCAGTGATGACAGTAGCAAACGACTGAATCTGGTTGTATCGTAACGGATAAAGACCTATCTGCTTTATTGCGTCTTTTATGGCTACATTCAGGGCATTTATATTTGCCCGAATAGGATAAAGAAAGCAGCCATTCTCTAGTTATCATTTAGGTGTCTTTGGTTGGTTAATATTGCCTTTGTAATGATATTCAGCAAACGTATTTCCTTTTACACCGTTTTTTTTGCGTTCTGTTACTATAATATACCCCTCTTTCCTTAGATTAAAAATTCTGTCCGATAGACGGAAACAGCCATAATCTTTTAATGCTTGGAGAGGATTGATTTTCCCCCATTGCTGCAAATGGTTTAATATCATTTCATTTTGTGTCATGTTTTTTCCCTTCTTTTTCTCTATTAGCTTCCCCTATGTATTGCACAGATATTTCTTCGGAATATGGGGTAGTTTTTTTTTCGTCTGTTATAAGATTGCATACATATTTTGTATTCTGATTTTGTTCTGTAGCTATCCGTATAGCTTCATGTTCTGTCTCTGCCTTTACATGCCAAACCTGCTTGTGTTCATACTCTACAGTTCGGACAACAGCATATGTTTTAATCATTTTTTCTCCTTTTCTCTAACTCTGTGTGTAATTCATAAATCTCTAAACATAACTCTTTAAACATAGCCCACTCCATGTATACCTTACTGGTAGACCTATCTGCTTGTATGACCAGGAAATCAGCTTGCCCTTTTTGCCTGTCTCCCGTTCTATACCCATGCTTATGTTTCTTTGCTTCAAAAATGTATTTTCTCCCCGTAGGAGATATAGCAAAGCAGTCATGCGGGAAATCGCTAAAAATACCACTACCTGGTTGCTTCCTAGCTTCCCATTTACAATCTTTTTTAAGGTCATCTACTATCTCTTTTTCTAGTTTAGAACCTTTTGCTTTGGCAGATTTTGCTTTTATCGGCATAGGTATTTCCTTTAAAATGGTATTTCATCGTCTAGTATTTGCTTCTTCTCTGTTTCTGTAGATACCTGTGCTTTTCCTTTTGCCTCTCCACTATCACTGGTATCCTTTTTATATTCTTCAGTAAACAAACGGAATGTAGAAATCTTATCCTTCGGATACCCTTCTTCTTTTCCGCCTAAGATGCGTATTAGGCTAATGGATGGGCTTGTATTATTTTCCTTCCAGTGTTGGAGCAACTGATTTTTCAAATTTTCGTCTGTGATATTGAACCAACAGGCAGCTTGAATGTGGTCGCTATGGCTGAAACCCATTGCAATCGGGATTCTTCCGTTTTTTAAATCTGGTGAACTCATCTGACTCTCCTTATTTTTCCTTGTTTTTCTACAGTAAAAATTCCTTTGTTTGTATTATCGTATACCATTTTACACTTCCAATCTGATAGCTAGTAAGTTAATTTTTTCTATAATTAATTTTACATTTTCTTCCGTAAAACCTTCTTTTTTGTAGTGGGCTGGATTGCTCGCCAATACCTTCAGGTTCATTAATTCCTGTCTATTTTTTTCCTCATTCAAGGCTGTTTCGTCTAGTTCTTTTAATTGAGCATAATACTCGGAAAATGTAGTAAATTGCCCTGTCTGCTCATTTTTCTCATTAAAAATAGTAAATACCATTTTTTTCTTTTCTTTCTGTGGTTTTGAAATTTCTTTTGCACCTATAGTCAATATTTCTTGGTTTTCTTTCGTTTTTTCACTATCTTCTTCATCGGACACATTCAGCAAAAAGAGTTTAAGTAAAAGATATTTAAAAGCATAGCTCATTGATTTTCCTGGTCCTTTGTCCTGTGCGTCATTTCCGTAGCCAAAAAACCCGTTGATTTGTAGTTCTTCTCCACTATCAACATCTACAATTCTCGCATCTAGAATACACCTCGTCTGATTACCTGTCTGCTCACTTTCCCGAATGGAAGGAAGTATAATTAACCCATGTTTTTTTAAAGCAGGTCGCACCACTGCAGCGACAGAGTTATGTGAGGTAGGTCGGTATTGCATTTGCCCTTTTTTGTCTTTTACCACAGATTCACATTCATGTTGCACGTCATAAATTTTTTGATAAATACTTCTTTTTGTTACTTCAACCATTAAACTTTCCCCTTTTGTTTGGTGAGGGTAGACCTGCAAAGGAGCCTAAGCAGTCCACCCCCATGATTCATATTTATTGCTCCTTAATTTTTTTTCTTTAATGAAACTCTATTGTTCTTTGATCTTATAGCTATCCAATTAGATTCATCTGTCGTAGCTGTCTTTGCATCGGCTGGCATTAGCTCTTTTAATTTCTTTTTATGTTCTTCAAAAGATTCCGCAGCACCTATAGTTTGATCCAGAACACCACAAATACTGTTCCATTCTGTATCTTCCATATCATAATCTTTGAGATTATCTATTATTGGATTTTTTTCTAATTCTTTGTGGTCATCACCGTTGGATAAAATAAAATTTCTATTTTTTACTGAATGCCAGAATTTCCTACAGAGAGTGTGTAATGTATCTTGAAAATCTTTATCTTCTGCTATTTCAAAAACTTTAGGCTCTCCATTTCCAGGAATTATTGACAGGTAACAGTGATTTACTTGTAGATGCAGCATATAATATTGCAATTGCGGCAAATATGATATGATTTTAGATCGCATTGTGTTAAATGGATTTGTATGTTTGCACTCAAGAAATGTAAGCTGATTCCCATTTTTATCTAAAACAATACCGTCAGTGTGGCAATAGTAAGGATAGTCTTTATATTCCTTAATATTAGCATAACACCCACCTCTCTCTACTTTTCTCCCCTGCGTTTTTTCAAACCAGCGAATGTTTAATTCTTCGCTAAGAATTCCTAATTGAACTGGAAAATTATCACTTAAATCTTCCTGTTCTTTTTCCCCTGTTTTGTTTAAAAATAGGTTATAGATAGAATCCTCTTCATTTTTCCATAAAATATTTGCGTCAGACCCACCGATTCCCTGATGTCTCGATTTCATCAAAGATAAATTTTTATCTACAAATTGCATATTTAGCTCCTTTTTTATAAAAATATTATTTTTCTATGCTTATTACACTTCTTTCGTATTTTTCTTTTAATTTGTCTAAAACACTTTCCCAATGAACATAACTCCACGTATTTTTTTGCAAATACGTCAAGTGTTTCCGAACTATTGCTATTTTAGTATATAAATCATTCATCTTCACTCTCCCTGTTGTGTTTTATTTAAAAGGTTAATAATTTTTTGGATAGATTTAATATCAATAAAATCTTTTAAATCTTTTTTATATTTGTTTTCATATTCTATAAAATTAAGAGTATTTTTATTAGTATGCTCATATATTAAATCTTCTATATCTTCATATAATTGACAATTACTCATTTTCTTCCTCCTTTTTAAAATGTTTACGTAAATCTAATAAAAAAATAATGGTATTCGTTACCTGTTGGCTCAAAGTATGTTTATCTTTCTCTTGCATTGTTTCATTATTTAATATTTGTTTTAGTAATAGCGTCATTTTATAGGCTTCTTTTTCTAATATTTCTTTCATAATAAAAGTATTATCCCTATGTAGCCAAAAAAGATAAGGTAAACAATTAATAACCGAACCGCCCACTTAACTAGGTTAGAATCCCGGATCATCATTTTCTGCTGGTCATTTCTTCTAAAACTTGCCATTCTTCCAGACTCTTTTCCAATTTTTCTAGCTTTTTTTCTTTTTCTGCTATAAAAGTATCTAATTTTACCATAGCTTCTAGAGGTCCAGGTTCGATAGAGTTGGAAGAAAGCAAAATATTGCTGCAATTCTGCAAAATAGCAATATCATTTTCTAATTCTTCTTTTTGTTTTAAAAAATCACTATGCATTTTTACCCCTTAATAAATCCTAATTATAAATCCTAATGAAAAAATAAGAGTATGTCAAATAGACAATTAAATTAATTATATCTATCATTTTTTTCTTCTTTTAATTTTTCCAGGTAATCGCGTATTTCCGTATAAATTATTTTTTTTTCTATTTTTTTTGCGTCATTTCCAGTGGGAATACTCTCCAATAGCTTACTTTCCAAAAAATCTTCTAGTTTTTGAATAATTTTCTTATACTGCCATTGACTGCTAACTTTTTGTTTATTTTGTAATACCATTACTTTTCCTTTTTATTATTATCCATATAAACATTTTTTTACAAATGCAGACCTTTTAGCTTCTAAATATTTTTTTTTACCTCTTAATATTGTATTTGCTTTCATAATTACTGGGTCTTGTTCTGCAATTTGCTGGAATGATAAAGGTGCTTTGCTTTCAGAATATGCATTATCTATCCATGTTGATAAATCTCGAATAGTCAAACTTTTAAAATATTTTGTTATAGTTTTTAGTTCTTCTTTTTTCATTATATTTCCTTTTTTATTATAAATTTTTCTATATTCTGAATCTAAAATATACAATGCTGATTCTTCATTAGGAGCCGCCAAGTATCTTTTTTCTTCTATTTTACCATTACAAAATATGTCATTTATAAATTCTGATAATTCAAAATTATCCAATGGCTTTATCTTTTGAAGTTTATAATCAATTATATGTATTTTATTTTTATCTTTTTTTTGCTTATGCATGGTTATCTCTTTCTTTTTTGTAATGAGGAGCTAACATATTTTTTATGAAAAGAATTTTTATTTCATCTAATACTTCCGTAAGGCACGTGCCAGACATCCTCCAATTTGTTATACCAGCATCCAGAAGAATCCCTATTTCTGGGTCTCTCTGTCCTGCCTTTATAAAATCTTCTCTTGAAATAATACACCTACCTTCCAACAATAGGGAGCCAAGACAATATCTGGAAACAAATTGTCCGCCATCGCCATGTATTTCTTTATGCGCTAGGTCATAAAACTCTACCATTGGTTTATCCTCGTCGTGAGTACGGCAATTATTCAATCCGTAAGCGTCGCCTTTGAAAACTATTTTTACTTTCCAAGGCGCGCTGTTGTAAAAAAAATCCATACAGATTACTTCATTAGTTTTATTGTTTATATCAATTATATGTGTTTTACTTTTATCTTTTTTTTGTATCATTTAAAACGCTCCTTATTTTTATGTCATTAAATCAGCAAGTAATGACTGCTTGCAAAGTATTTGTTAATACTTTTCAAAGTGCCTTAATAAGTAAGGCACTTATAAAAATATTACTATTTTAATATAAAACTTTTCTTTCAAATTCTTCCGCAAGCCTGGTATATCTATGCTTTCTTGCCTGATTCCCTCGCGTGTGTTTTTCCTGTAATGCTTGTCTCCGTAAGGATTCATTTTCCCATTTTTTCCGCCACGTTTTGTTCCTATATAAATTTCTCCCCTTAATCTTAAACGTTGTGCTATCTGCTCGTTTTATTGTAAATGTGTGTTGCTGTGATTTCTCCCCGTAGGAATCTTTTATAATTTCTCCGCATTGTAAAGAAAAATGTGAAAACCTGGAGTTTCGATAGCGCCCTGTAAATTCCGCTATCTCAAACTTTACATGGTCTCCCACACATGCATCTCCGGTGCAGTCTATGGAAAATTCTTTATCACCTTTAAAAGTGGGTATTTGATACGTCATTTTATTTTCCCTTCTCTCTGTATAAAGTAATGCTTGTTGTGTCATACTCTATATCAAATTGTCTT